TGCCGCAGTCGCAAACAGTGTAGCGGGCGCTAATGTAAGCGGTGCTGTAGCATTGGCTACTAGTGCAACGTCAGCAAACAGTGTAGCAGGCGCAAACGTAACCGGTACAGTGGCAACAGCAACAACTGCATCAGTTGCAGGTACTGTAACAACAGCCGCTCAACCCAATATCACTAGTGTAGGCACATTAACTTCATTAACTGTATCGGGTAACACAACTACTGGTGGTCTAAGAACAGACAACTATTATTATGCTAATGGTGTATCAATCAGTTTTGCAGGTACGTATAGCAATAGTAATGTTGCGGCATACTTACCTACATACACTGGAACAGTGGGTGCTACAGCATTAACAACAGGTGCTAATACAACAGCCGGCACGATTACTGGAAACTGGACATTGACAGCCGGTTCAAGATTACAAGCAACATATGCTGACTTGGCTGAATATTATGAAGCAGACCAAGTGTATGAACCTGGAACAGTTCTTGAATTTGGTGGAGAGAAAGAAGTTACATTGGCTACTGACGGTACCCGTAGAGTTGCCGGAGTAATCACAACTAATCCTGCTTATGTAATGAATGCTACTTGCCCGGGTATTCCTGCTGCAATTGCATTGCAAGGTAGAACTCCCTGCAAGGTAAGAGGTGTCATTAAGAAGGGTGATATGTTAATTTCAGGTGGCAATGGATTTGCTAGACCAGATTCATCTCCTTCTATCGGTACTGTAATAGGGAAAGCACTAGAAGATCATAACGGCGGCGAAGGTGTAATCGAAGTCGCAGTCGGAAGAATTTAAGAGGAATAAAGTAAATGGCATCATATATTCAAACAGCAAGTGGTTCAAGCGCAAAAATTGGACCGATCGCCACGGATAAAGTAAGAATTTCTACTATCACTCCTATTGCTGTTGCTGTAGGTAATTCTAGTGTTACAGCAAACACAACAGCATGTGAAATCTTACCTCATGATACGGTTGAAAACAGTTTCATAGTGGGTCAAGGAAACTATTTAGCCTACATTAGCGTAGGTGTAGGGACCAATCAACCTTTTTCAGTAACAGAATTAGGTGCACCTCACGCTGATACAGGTACCTCAGGCTCTTAATTTACGTAAAAAACATAAATACATTGTACGCTCTCATGGGGAGAGTTTATGCAGTTCCCACTGCGTAGTGACTAGAACTCACTAATTTCAAAGGAGAAACAAATGGGACGCCCACTAAAAATCGCAAAAGCCCAAGCAGTTGTAACTATCACTGCTACAGATGGCACAACAGAAGTCGTAACAACAAGCGCCAATTTCACTAACCTAGGTATCATTGCAGGTATGCCTTTCATCCCTGCATCTACAGTGGGTGGTCTAACAGGTGGCGTAATGTATTGGATTCTTGAAGTGTTGAATGCAGGCAACAACAGTACATTTACTGTTTCTGCAACTCCACTCAATGCTAACCCAACTTACGCAAAAGTTAATTTAACTACTACAACTTCACAGACAGTAGCAGCAACCGTTGCACCTGTTGATGCATATTTCAACAATCCAAATGGCGGTGCAGGTTATCCAGCAACAAACGCAAACACTTACTCAGTAGTTGGTGGTAACACAGCAATCTACGGAACTCAGGTTCTATGCCGTGTAGCAATTGCACAAAATGGTGTTGGTACAATTACAGTAGATACAGGCTCACCAAACATCACTGGTGTAGGTACTGACTTTGCTAATACATTAGCAGACGGTATGGCAGTAGCAACTACTGACGGTGTATTCTTAGGTATCGTAGACGATATCGCAAATGCTAATGCTACATTTGCTACATTTGCCGCTAATTCAGAAGCAAACGTTACTAACAGTCAGTTTGAGTTTGCTCAGAACGAAGCAGGATTTATTGTCCGTCAGAAGGGTAAGCAGAAGTATCTTGTACAAGGTACATCATCAGGTCTAATTGGTGCTTGCTATACAGCAAACTTAGCAAACGCCGCATTATATCCCGGAACAATGAATATTGTTGGTACATATGCAAACGCTGCCACAGTTAATGTTCAGTCATTGAGTGATCATACCGCAGAATTGTTCACATCAACTTCAGGTATCACAGCAGATCCAAACAATACTGCAAACATCAACAACACTTCACCAGCATTTGCTACATTTAACACTGCGTATGCCGCTAACACTTACGGTGGTCAGCCATACCCAATCGTTACTATCAACGGAGCATAATAGAAAATGGTTAGTCCTCTTAATGTTCAATCAGCAGTTAAGCAGGCCGAAACCGAAATCGCTGTCCTACAGGTACAATTTAAGAACTTAGACGAAAAGGTTGATGAACTTAAGAGTGACATGAAGGACATGCGTGATGATATGCAAAAGCAGACTGAAAGCACTCAATCTATGTTGAAGGGCTTTCAGGATGCTAACGTTGCTGCACACAAAGACATGGCAAATAAAATTTCTGCTTTAGAAAAGTGGAGATGGATGCTAATGGGAGCAGGTGTAGTTATTGGTGCATTAGGATGGCCTGCTGTAGCACAGTTATTAGGAATGTGATAATAGGGGCTTCGGCCCCTATTATTTTATCAACGATTGAATCTTATCAATAACAATATCAATATTCACTGTAGAGAATAAACCAGGATGTAATGGTTTAGGATATTGATCTTTCTTTACCCAAGCATATCCTACGTGTTCATCATTTAGCGTAGGTATAAATTCTTTTTCTATTTCACAAAAAAATGTATGATATGTGAAACCGCCATTTGTAAATTTTTGTATAGGTATCAATTTACAATCGTTATCAAAATAATTCATCTCTTCTAAGCACTCACGTTTGATACCTTCAAGGAGTGTCTCGTTTTTATCTATACCGCCGCCGGGAATACTCCACGTGGGACTTTGTTTATCAGTACGTAGTAAGTATAAAAATCTCTTTGTTGTAGTGCAGTAAAAGAAAACACCGGCTGCTTGTTTTGACATTTTAAATTACAATACTATAATCACCGGCTTCATACCAGCCTTCGTATGACTTCATCCACATTTCATCAATGTAGCGATATTGAATATTAGTAGTCAAATTAGTAACAAATTCTACATCAGTAGATGTACTTGCGTCAAAACTTACTACCCATTCACTTCCGTTATATTCAATAATGTCATTTGCACTGGCTACTAAATCACCCCAACCAATAGTTGAAACACCATCATCTCCGATGTTCTCTACAATAAGATATCGTCTACCAGCAACAGGACCAGGTAAACCTGCATTAGGTCCAGTAATTAAAGGATTAATAACACTATCTACTGGGTCAAGTGTGTTTTGAGGTAATGTGTCAGGGTCAATATCATAAATTAAGTATCTATCGTCTAATGGATCAGGAACAATAGTACCTACAATATCATCTTCCATATAAGGATTCTGCAACCAAATCTGACTGATGCCAGGCTTCCACTTGCCATATACGTTCAATAAACTAGTCCAATAAAGGTTAGTACCCGGGCTTTCGGGCATGTCTAAACTAGCATTGGGTGGATTGAATGCTTCATTTTGTGGCAACAATTGCAATCTATTGCCAATCAATAATAACTTGTATCCATATGGTGTAATCTTTTGACGAGTACCTAACAACAGGTCATCGTCTTGAATGTCTTGATATGCCTTACCTTTATAGATACTAGCAATAATCTTTTGAATGACACCCATCTTTTTGAGTTTACTAGCAGTAGTAATCCAAATGGGCATGTAGAACTTCCATGTCATAACGTCAATAGGATTACCAGTACCTTGAGGAATACTGCGACTAGTAAATGTTAATCCATCTTGGAAAACTGCACTCAATGAAGTCCAGTCAACGAAGTTGTCTGTGCTTTGTATTTCTAATGCAGGATTGAACAATGTACCTAATTGCTCAATCAACTGTAATTTTTGCTGATAGTTAGTAGTCCAAAAGTCTACAGTAATACGCAGTGTATAAGGCACAGGCATCAAACGTTCGATAGTGAATGCTTGTCCTTGCGTAGTTTCATAACTTTGGGTATCAGCACTATATGCACGTTGTCTAACGTTAATTTTATCAACAAACGTGGGTTCTTGTGTCCACTTTTGATTATACTCAAGACCGCTAATATAATAGGTAATTAGAGGTGCTGATGGTAAATTGCTGGCTGAGTTATTAGCAAGAATAGTACTTGCTTGTCTGCTACTGTCACCATACATAATAGGCACACGAACCAAAATATCGTTTCCGTTTGGATCTTTACCGTTGGTAACATACCAGTTGCTAAAAATCTTAGCAAACTGAATTAAGAAACGTCTAATTTGGTTGTCGTAAAAAAATTGTGCCATTGTATCTCTTTATACCTCAGGTGGTAGAACATCCGGTGTAGGTTGCAATACACTTGATAGTGGTTGCGCTACCGGTACCAACTGATCACTGTTATTTAGATATATTTCATCACGGTCGTTAATAAAGCCTGATAGCAATGAAGTATCTGTTTCACCGAATCCAGTATCAGTTCTTACATTTTCACTGATACGTACCCACATAATACCGTCCCAACGATATAGAATTTGCGGTGCATAATCGATACGTAAGAAATAGTCTCCCACTTGTGGATTCTGAGGGAATGCAATTCCGGCGCCACTTGGATAACCGTTTGGTGCTTGTCCGTCGCCTGACATATAACCAGTTGAATAACCGAAACTTCTAGGACTGCTACGTGTAATATATTGGAATCGTGGATCGCAGTCTGCACGATAGTCCATTTGTTGTGTAACCGTTCCAGTAAATCCGGGTTGTGTAGGATCCTGATCCGCAGTAGCGTATGTATTGTCGGCAGTACCGTATGGTCCAGTGATTACACCTAAACTTTGTACTGATAATACCTTTGTACCTTCAACTGCACCACTACCTCCTTCAGTTCTTTCAGGGGCTTCTTCTGCTACTTGTAAACTTGCCTGCACAAACTTGTCAATCTTGTCACTGAAGTCCATGTCGGCTGTCATATCCCAAATGCTCTTCAAAACTTCCTTAGAAACTTTGATACCTGCACTAGGATTCTTATACTTAGGATCACGCATAAAGACCACAGTTCCTTCTACGGGAATTGCAGTTCCTGTATTACTTGAAGTGATGACACTAACAGGAGGTGCAGGTTGATTTAGTTTACCTGATGGTACACCGTTACTTTCTAATGCACCATAAGTAGGTACAACGTATAGTTTGCTAGTATCGTAACCTGCTTTAGGTACAATACGTGCGGCTTCTTCAAGTTGAGCATTATTAATTGCGATATTCTTTTTGTATGTTGAAAGAATATCGGCTAAACCACCGTCTGGTACAAGTTCCCAATATGCAGGGTTAGGAGGATAGACTCCTGCTGGTACTTCAGCAATTGATTTATAAATCTTATCGCCAAAGTTAATCGTATAGCCAGGAGGATAAGTTTTAGTTTTATCCCAATTACCAAGATAGTTATCTTGCTCAATTGGTTCTTTAAGGATATCAGTAAATTCTTGACTATTAACTAGAGGTTCACACTTAATACGCCATAGATGTGGGAACCATGTTTGACTAAATCCTTCACTGGCATAGTTCGCATCAGTGATTTGCATGAATCTCTTTAGTGCAACAGGAATCTTTTCGTCCAATGGATTATAATCAATCAAGTGAGGTAATTCTAATACGTCACCTACCATCAACTTACGACCGATAATATCGATCATGTCATTATAGTGTACAGTAATGAAGATAATATCGTTGTTTAAGAACAAACCAAACTGACTTAAATCAAAGTCCAAATTCTGTACGTTATAATGCCCGCGTAATCTATAAATGTTCTTGTCGTAGATTCTATCTCTGTTTTCTAAAAACAATAAATCTTGAATATTAGTTGGTTGTAATACATCGTATTGAGGTTGGGTAGCATCCACTGATGGGAAGTTACTATTAGGACCTAGATACTTGTGAATATATAAATCAGTGCCGCCCACAGTCAATTGTTCCGCAATTGTGCGGTCTAAGAACCTGTAGTCGTTCTGTTTATTCGGGCGATATAAAGACAGTTTTGGCATACTAGTATTTATCGGTTAAGGCTTGACATTAATTTGGGACTAGTGTATACTTCATAAGTACAGTGAAATTACGGAGATTTAAATGGCTCGCATGACCCGAATCGCAACACAAAAGACCAAGGCTAAGGCGCTAGCAGTCGAATCCGTGAGTTTGGTCAAAGACCTCAAGCCACGTGATGCTGATGCACAGTACTATGGACCCGAACCCAATTTTCTAAATGATCAGTATAAGGGATCATTGGGTGAAGCATTTAACTGGTATTCTAAGTTCTATGGTACTAAGGATGCCAAGGACTTTATTATTTCTTACCTAGAAAAGAACGGCAAGTCTGACGTTCTTAAGTTTGTAAAGCGGGCACCCGAATCTGAAGTGTCATCTTCAATCGGTTGGCTTGCACGTATGAGTTTGCGCGGTCTCAAACTAGATGACCGCTATCAGGCTCGCCTTCAACAGCAAATCGACAAACTAGTAGAGTTTGTGAAGGCAGAAGATAAAGCGGCTAAAAAGAAGGCTGCTACAGAAAAAACTGAGGCTCCTCGCCGCAGTATTCAAGAAGTAATGCGTGAACGTGCTAGTCAGGCTGCTGCCGAACTAGATGCATTCTTTGATGATTATCATGATAACGGCTATCCCAAAGAATTTGACACAAAGAGCAAAGTCATGGGTGAATTTCAGGAACGAAATATTCTGCCGCAACATGTTAGCAATGTGATTTCAAACTGGGAAAAGATTCGTGCCGAATATGTAGAATTGCAGGCAGGTACCTGTGATCAACTCAATGAAGCATACAGTTTCATGAGCAAGACTCAGGTGAAGAATGTTATCAAATTCATTGATAGTATCATTGCTGATCTAAATGGTTATGTCTCACTCAAGCAGGTATCTAAGAAGCCTAGGGCACGTAAGGCAGTACCTGTTGAAAAGATTGTTGCTAAGTTGAAGCACTGCAAGGAGTTCAAGGATCCTGCTAATAAGTTGGATCTTGTCGGACTAAGCCCTGTTAAACTTCACAATTCATCAGAGGCATGGGTATACGATACGAAAAAGCGTAAGATGTATCACTTTGTGGCAGATGAATATAGTAAGTGTTTGCTTGTAAAGGGCAATACACTGCTAGGCTTTGATAAGAAGCAAAGCGGTAGCAAGACGCTACGTAAACCTGCAGAGCAGATTAAGGCATTGACTGGTAGCAAGCCTGCGGCACGTAAGTATTTTGCAGACATTAAGGCTGTACAGGCAGTACCCAACGGTCGCTTTAATGAAGATATGATTATTTTGAAGGCATTTTAATGAAGGAAAAAATTCTATTAATTGCAGGTGGCAGTGATCCTGCAGGTTCAGAGATTGACGGTACTCCGGATTCAACATATAATCGTCAACATAGTTTCGGTAATCAACTAGCACTGCGATTGGATCGCAAGCCAATCAACATTGCTATGCGTGGTGTATCAAATGGATGCATCACACGGAGTGTCCTAGAATGGTTCGATAAGTTCTATGATGAGAATACTATGGATGTGTTCGTACTTGTGGGCTGGGCTAACAGTTCACGTATGGAAGCACCTTTTCATAGGCCCACATGGTATAATGAACAGAACCCTAGTGCAGATTGGGTAAGTGAAACATCGTTTGATTTCCTACAAGTACAGCATGGAAACAAATCTCCTAACAGGGATGAACGTGATATCTTAGATAGATATAACGATTTCATCATCCATGAGGAAATCTTCCTAGAAATTCTCAGTGCTAACTATGCACTGCAATTGCAGTATTTCTTTAAGATGAAGAAGATTCCTTATCTACTAGTGAATACTCTTTATCAGTTCACAAAGTCAAACAACCATATTCAATTTTATCTAAAGCAAATTGACAGTAAGCGTTATCTTGATTTTGATAACAACGAAGAGCCTTTCTATTACAAGTATGCGGCTATGGGATATAAGAACCTTAAGGCGCAATACTTTCACCACAGCGAAGAACCGCATTTACGATATGCAGAACATTTGCAAAGTTACATTAAACAACATAACCTAGAGGATCCTAATGTCTAATAAAATTGATTTAAACAAGTACGCCGAATTTGTTCTCACCGTATGCAGTGAGCAAAGCAAGGATGCAGAAGCATTCGCAGAGCATGTTCGCAAACTGCATAATACTAGCAGTGTAAACATTCCTTTGCTATTGACTAGTGGCATTGGCCTTGCTAGTGAGGGCGGAGAGTTCAATGAAATCGTGAAGAAGATTTTCTTCCAGGGCAAGCCCCTCAATGAGGAAAACATCTTTCATATGAAGCGTGAACTAGGTGACATTGCATGGTACTGGACCAATGCATGTAACGCACTTGGACTTGATCCAAATGAAGTACTTGCTGAAAATGTCAAGAAACTTGAAGCACGTTATCCTGGTGGCAAGTTTGATGCACACTACAGCGAAAATCGCAAAGAAGGCGATCTATAACTGGTAACGACCTAGTCTGTTCCTGATAAATACATAAAATAGGAACAGACTATGGCCGCAGATATTTTAGCAACACCAACGAACTTAGATTTAGAAGAACTTAAGCAAGCACTCTTCAACAATCTACGATTACGTTTAGGTGGAGACATTATTGACTTAGAACTTGACCCTCAGCATTATGAGGCAGCATATGATTATGCCATCAAGTTATATCGTCAACGTGCCCAAAACGCAAACATTGAATCTTATACGTTAATGACCGTTGTCAAAAACGTAGACACATATACTCTTCCTAGCGAATTCATCAACGTCCGCTGCCTATATCGTAGAACAGTAGGTCTTGAAACAGGGCCTAGTTCAACTTCTTTCGATCCATTCTCAAGTGCTATTCTTAATACCTATTTGTTGAATTACAACTACACAGGTGGTATGGCAACATATGATTTCTATGCTGGTTATGTTGAGTTGGCAGCACGTATGTTTGGTGGATATCTAACATACACTTTCAACCCCGTAACCAAAGTATTGAAGGTTGTACGTGACTTCAAGGGTTCAGGAGAACGCATTCTAATTTGGGCTGACATTCAGCGCCCTGAAATTGAACTATTACAAGATCCAGGTGCTGGTGTTTGGATCGGTGACTATATTCTTGCAACATTAAAGGGTATCATTGGTGAAGCCCGTGAAAAGTTTGGTAGCATTGCAGGCCCAGGTGGCGGTACCACATTGAACGGTACTGCTATGAAGGCAGAGGCTAAGGCTGCACAGGAAGCATTGCTTGCTGATCTACGCAATTATCAAGATTACAGCCAGCCGCTAACTTGGGTACAAGGATAATTTAGTACTTGACAACTCCTCGATAAATTAGTATAGTATACTAATATCAAGGAGACTTCATGATTATCGGAATCACAGGCTTTATTGGTAGCGGAAAAGATACTGCTGCCGATTATCTATGCACGTTTCACGGTTTCAAGCGTTTGAGTTTTGCAGGTACTCTTAAGGATGCAGTTTCTTCTGTATTCGGGTGGGACCGAGACATGCTTGAAGGGACTACTAAAAGTAGTCGTGAATGGCGCGAACAGATTGATACCTGGTGGGCCGAACGTCTGAATATTCCGCATCTTACCCCTCGCTGGGTGCTACAACAATGGGGTACTGAGGTTTGCAGGCGAGGATTCCATGAAGATATTTGGGTTGCTAGCGTAGAAAACAAACTACGTCAAACTAAAGACAACATCGTTATTACTGATTGTCGCTTCATTAATGAGGTCAAAGCCATCAAAAATGCAGGTGGCATCACTGCTAGAGTAGAACGTGGCCCCAATCCAGACTGGTATGATGATGCAGTAGCCTATAATATCGGTCCACAAAATATAGGTTGGGCTTTGGCTAAAGATAGGCTGAATCGCATGGGTGTCCATGCTAGTGAATATAGCAGTGTTGGACTAGATTATGATCACTATTTGGACAATAATGGTACAATCGATCAACTACATAAGCAGATTGAATCAATAATCAACTTGTAAATCTCCGCGCTTCCATGTTATTTCCTTACGTTTTACAACTTCAACACAGTTGAGACATATAGTTCTTAAGTTGTTGAATGCAATATTATTAAGATCACCGTCAATATGAAAGACGGTCATCTGACTAGGGTATAAACTCTTAAAGCCACATAAATCACAGTGTGGCTTTTTTTTATATCCAGCCTTTTCCCAATTGAATATTTTGGGTTTCTTCTTAGCCTTTTTTCTACCACACTCATCACATATACTACGGTAGTGAGTTACGCCATCTCTTTTGTAATTGATAGCGCAATAGTTCTTATTGCATGTTTTGCAGATAGGGCGTTTTAGTGACATACTGATATTTATAAAACACCTTCGAAGGTTCGGTAAACCACACTTTTTTGAAATTTATTATAAATAAAGATACAACTTAGGTGGTAAACCTCAAAATATTACATAAAGGAAAAACAAACATGGCACTAGTATCTCCAGGCGTAGAAGTAACAGTCATTGACGAAGCACAATATCTTCCAGCGCCAACAAACTCAATTCCGTTCATTCTGCTTGCAACAGCACAGAATAAGGCTGATCCTACTTCAACTAGAGTAGCAGCAGGTACAACAGCCGCTAATGCAGGTAAACTCTACAGAGTTACTAGCCAGCGTGACCTTGTAACACTATATGGTAACCCATTCTTCTATACAACAAGCAATGGTACACCAATTCAGGGTTACGAATTAAACGAATATGGCTTGTTAGCAGCATACTCAGCATTAGGTGTAACAAATACCGTTTACACACTACGTGCTGATATTGACCTCGCAAGCCTAGTAGGTCAGACAGGTCGTCCAACAGGTAATCCAGTAGATGGTACTTATTGGTTAGACACAACTGCAACTACTTGGGGTATCAATGAATTTGATGCAACTACAGGTCAGTTCACATTACAAACTCCACTAGTTATCAGTGATAGTTCACTAGTATCAGGTGGCAAGCCACTAGACAGTCTAGGACAGATCGGTGATTACGCAGTAATTGCTATCCCAACATATGATTATCCTAGTGCAACAACTGCAAAGCAGTTCTTCTTCAAGGCTCCTACAAATCAGTGGGTATCAGTAGGTGATGCTGATTGGTTTAACGCATGGCCATGTGTACAGGGTACTGAATCTAACCCAGCACTAACTCCTGGCGATTCTATCACTATTAACATCAGTGGTGGCACATCAGTATCAGTAGCAGTTCAGAGTGCACCAAACAACGTTCTTTCTGTTCTAGCATCAGATATTAATGCTTTAGGATTCACATATCTAACAGCGGCAGTCAGTGGTGGAAAACTACAGTTGTTCTCAGCACAGACAGGTGGTGACGTAGCAGTAAATCCTAAGTACTTGATTATTTCAGGTTCTGGCACACTACTAAATGATTTGGGAATCACCTCAGGTCGTTACAATCAGTTAGGCTTCACATTAGGTACCTCAAGTCAACAGCCACTATGGCAAGCAGGTCAGAGTAACCCAAGACCAACAGGTTCAGCATGGATTAAGATTGGTTCAGCAGGTAACGGCTTTGTGCCAGTTATCTCAGTATGGGATGACTTAAATGCTGTATGGGTTCCAAAGACAGTAAGCAATGCAACCAGTGACTGGGCTGCAATCAGTTCACTAGATTCAACTGGCGGTAAGAATATTCCAGCCGGAACTGTCTATGCTCAGAACAGATTCAACAGCCAGTATGCATCAGGTCCAATCTATTACTGGGAGCGTATTGCAACAGGTCCTACTGTAATTACAGGAAGCAACACAACTCCTGACTTTACTAGTGGCCCATATACATTCACTGTTCAGGTATCATTACCAGGCAGCAACTCATTGAGTTCTGTATACACAGTATCATTGGCAGACAATACAGATGCTACAGACTTTGTAACTGCATGGTCAGCAGCAGGTATTCCATTCACTACAGCCGCAGTTCTAGACAGTGGCGCACTACAGTTAACACATACTGAAGGTGGTGTTATCGTATTGAATGACTTCAACTCATCAACCGGTTACAGCAATGGCGTACTAGCAGAAGCAGGTTTCATTGCTAATTCAACTGCTGGTGCAAAATATGGTCCATATGCCGCAACATCATTCAGCCCACTACAAACATCAACAACTGGTGTAGGTACAGGTCTACGTTTGAATGTTTCAACATCATATGGTGTCTACAACGTAAACCCAGACACATTTGCAAACGCAGGTTCAGGTTTCGCAGTAGGTGACGAAGTAACTTTCGCTGGTACAAGTTTAGGTGGCACAAGCCCTGCAAATGACTTAACAGCAATCGTTGCATCAGTATCAGGTGGCGGCGCAGTAACATCAGTAACATTCGTTTCAGGTGTTGCAGCCGAATCTTATACAGTACAGTTGTCAAACTGGAGAGAGTTTGACATGACTTCAAACGAAGGTGCACCAGTCGCTGCTCCAGCAAACAACACTAACTGGTTCTACTCAGTAGTTGATGAAGTTGATATTATGGTTAACACCGCTAGCGGTTGGGTTGGTTATAAGAACACTAACTATGACAATAACGGTTTCCCAATCCTAACAGGTGTAAACGCAACTGATCCTAATGGTCCTATCGTAAGTGCTAGCGAACCAACTGTACAGTCAGACGGTACTGCACTAGTATTCGGTGATCTATGGATTGACTCAAGTGATCTTGAGAATTATCCAGTGATCAGTCGCTGGCAGTTAGTCGAAGGTACTGCTAAGTGGGTACGTATCGACAATACTAACCAAACTGATCCAAATGGTATCGTGTTTGCAGATGCACGTTGGGCAACTAACGGCACAACAAACCCAGCGAATGATCCAATTCCAACAATTGTAAGTTTATTGACAAGCAACTACTTGGATCTAGATGCGCCAGTCAATACACTATATCCAGTAGGTATGTTGTTATTCAACACACGCCGTTCAGGATATAACGTTAAGCAGTATCGTGTAAACTACTTTAACAATGACAGATTCCCAGATGAAACTCTTCCAAATCAGAAGGATGCATGGGTATCATCAAGTGGTCTACAGTCAAACGGTGCTCCTTACATGGGTCGTAAGGCTCAGAGAGCAATGGTTGTTCAAGCAATGAGAGCCGTAATCGACACTAACACTGCAATTCGTGATGAAGATAACTTCTTCAACTTGCTTGCTACACCAAACTACCCAGAACTACAGCCTAACATGGTTGTTCTAAATGCTGATCGTGGTGAAACTGGCTTCATTATCGGTGATACTCCATTGAGACTTGCTGATAATGCAACAGACATTCAAGCATGGGCAACTAACGCCGCAGGCGCTACAAGCACAGGCGAAGATGGTCTAGTAACACGTAGCACTTACATGGGTCTATTCTATCCAAGCGGTATCGCTCCAGACTTGTCAGGCAACTTAGTTGCTGTTCCAGCATCACACATGATGATTAGAACATTCCTAAGAAATGATACTGTTGCTTATCCTTGGTTAGCACCAGCAGGTACTCGTCGTGGTATCATTGACAACGCAACTAACATTGGTTACGTTGACAGTGCAACCGGCGAATTCGTAACAATCAAGACACGTATCGGTATCCGTGACGTATTATATACAAACCAGATTAACCCAATGGTGTTCTTCACTGGTAACGGATTACTAAACTACGGTAACAAGTCAAGTTTCAACTCATTGTCTGCACTTGACAGAATTAACGTAGCACGTTTGATTGCTTACATCCGTCGTCAGTTGACAATCGCAGCAAGACCGTTCGTATTCGAACCAAATGATGCATACACAAGACAGCAAATTAGCGGTGTTGTTGAAACATTACTAGTTGACTTGGTTGCAAAACGAGGCGTCTATGACTACTTGGTTGTATGTGATGAGTCTAACAATACACCTGCAAGAATTGATAGAAACGAACTATGGATTGACGTTGCAATCGAACCTGTTAAGGCAATCGAATTCATCTATGTCCCAGTACGTATCTTCAACACAGGTGAATTAAGCAGTTAATAAAATAGGGGTGGGTGCTAGCACTCACCCCAATGATAAATACATATAACAGGAGAATTTAAATGGCAACAGCCTCACAATCATTGTTTAACATGACCGTAGCATCAGATAATGCTGGAGGCAACCAAGGTCTGTTAATGCCTAAGTTACAATTCCGTTTCAGAGTTAACTTTCTGAACTTCGGTGTTGATGCGACAGGCGGATTAAGTCTTACAAAACAGGTAATTGATTGCTCACGTCCAAACTTATCATTTGCTGAAATTCCACTACAAGTGTACAACTCAACCTTAAAGATTGCAGGTAAGCACACTTGGGCAGATATGACTGTCAACATTCGTGACGATGCATCAGGCAGCGTTTCAAAGGCAGTTGGACAGCAATTACAGAAGCAAATGGACTTCGTTGAGCAGGCAAGTGCTGCTACAGGTCAAGACTATAAGTTCCAAACAAACATCGAAATTCTAGACGGTGGCAACGGTGCATTAGCACCAACAGTTCTAGAAACATGGGAACTATATGGTTGCTTCTTGAAGTCAGCAAAATACAACGCATTGAACTATGGTACATCAGAAGCCGTAACAATTGCATTAACTATTGCTTACGATAACGCAATCCAGTCACCACTATCAAGCGGTGTTGGCGCAAGCGTAGGTCGTGCATTCTCTGGCTCTACAGGTATCGCTACAGGTATCGGTGGTCAGACTTAATAGTTAAAGGTTCTGAGGTCACATGGCTGGCTTTGTACAGAATCTATTACAGGACGCTGCCGGAGCATTCTTCGGCAGCGACTACCTGAGGGATTACACCCACGCCTCAAAAACGTTTAGGACAAATAGTTATCAGAACGCTCCTAAACTTAAATTCCTATATCATACATACTTTGACATTAACCCCGATGCTTTTATTGGGTTTAATAGTCCAGGCGTAGGTGGAATAGGTCCGACAACTAATTTTGGTTTATTAGTTAAAGAAATCAAATTACCGTCATATAGTTTTGCAACTACACAACTAAACCAATATAATCGTAAAAGAATTGTTCAGACTAAAATTAAGTATGAACCAATTGAAGTTACTTTTCACGATGATAATGGAAACCAAGCAAATAAGTTGTGGGAAGCATATTATACTTACTACTATAATGATGCATTAAAGCCCAACGTTCAATTTGGTGGTAGTCGAGGTGCTGCCGGGCAGGGTCCTAACTATTATAATGAACGTAACATTTATAATACATCAATTACAGGTGATGACGATTGGGGTTATAATGCACAAGGTAATGGTAATGGCACTGTTAAAGTTCCATTCTTCAAAAATATTACAGTGTTTGGTTTTAACCAACATCAATTTACTGCATATACTTTAGTAAATCCAATTATTACTAACTTCTCGCATGATACTTACAACTATGCTGAAAATGCAGGTATCATGTCTAATAGAATGACTATCGACTATGAAACAGTAGTCTATAATTATGGTGCCATCGATGGACGCAGTCCTGGTAACATTGTTACTGGATTTGGAGATCCTGCAACATATGATAGAACTGAGAGTCCAATTCAAAAATTAGGTGCCAATGGTACAATTCTCGGACAAGGTGGTCTAGTTGACGCAGCCGGCGGGACGCTTAATGCATTGGCAAGAGGTGATATATTGGGTGCTGTTAAAACTGCAGGTACAGCATATAATACATTTAAAAATACAAATATCAAGCAAGTAGCAAAAGCAGAATTGACAGGTATGCTACGTAATGCTATTACTAACACACCTAACACACGTAATACATTGTTTGATTTCCCAGCAGCAGGCGCAACCCCTGGACCATTAGGAACAGCAGGTGCTCCACCTATCGGCACAAGAAATGCAGGAAACGGTTCAGCATCAGCACAGCCTATCATTAATGAACCTGTTGCAGGTGAACAATTCAATGGTGCTGATTTAACTACCGGGCCACGTGTTGATCCAGGCGGCTAATTTTATTCTATTTTTAGTTGCATAAATAGTATTATGGCAACTATTTCAAATCGCAACACATTAGATCAAACAGTCAGAATTTTCGACAATTTCTATAACACGAAACTTGTTGTTAATGCCGCTGACTTTGACGTAGTATACTCTTATTTTAAAGGTACTTCTAACAACACTAAAATTGCGGCTAACTTTACTGCACTATTGTTTAGAATTGCAGAAGAGAGTGGCGTAAGTGTTATTGAATTACTAGAACTTCTTAAGGGTCAACCAAACAAATTACAAATGAACAAAGTAATTTGTTACTACTTAAATAGTTTTAAGAGTAAAGCATCATTGTATGGTGTTGGTAACATACCTAAACCTAATGAGGCAGTACAACGCAACGTAGTATTGTAACATGGCAAACTGGGCGCAAGGTATCTTTACTCCTAAGAATCCTGACAAGTATGTAGGGAAGCACAAGCCCAAATATAGATCGGGTTGGGAACTAACGTTCATGACCTTTTGTGATACTAATAAAAACGTATTGTACTGGGCTAGCGAATCAATGGCTATCCCCTATCGCCATCCATTAACGGGTAAACCAACTAATTATATTCCAGACTTTTTCGTAGTATATGAAAACAAGTTTGGTAAGAAGTGCTAAAGATAGAGCAATCGTAGCAATCAATCATGCTAAATGGGCAGCCGCAATGGCCTATTGCAAAAGTCAAGGATTAAATTTCAGAGTTATTACAGAAGAAGACCTTTTCTATAATGGAAGAAAAGGGAAATAAATACGTAATGACTAAGAAACTTGAAGAACTATTTGATATGGCAAAAAATGAATCTCCTAACGGGGACTTAACTATGCCGCTTCCTGAGCAAACAGCGGAAGTTACTGAAACAGCATTGGCTAACTTAGACAAGATTGAAGAAGCATTGCCTCAAGTGAAAGGGCTAGAAGCAGCCGACACAGAAATGGATGAATTGGCAGCATTAGCCACATCAAGTTATAAAGACCTAATGGACTTAGGTATGCAAGTTGATAGTAGATTTAGTAGTGAAATATTCGGTGTTGCTAGTAATTTATTAGGACATGCTATCACTGCTAAGACTGCTAAATTAAACAAGAAACTTAAAATGATTGACCTGCAATTAAAGAAGGCAGCGTTAGATCAGAAAACAGCCAGTAAGGCAGAAGAGATTGATAACACCCCAATGGGTGAAGGAAAGGCTTTAGATCGTAATGAACTACTAAAGGCCCTTGTGTCAAAATCTGAGAATAAATGATAAATATCTTATACGGGAATTGACTATGAAAAGCCTAAAACAATACATTGCTGAAAGTGTGCATACTTACAATTGCACTATTAAAATCGCCGGCGAGGTCGATAAGAATTTCCTAGACCTTTTTACGTTCAATCTTAAAAAGTTTGATCCTATTGAAATCTCTTCTCCCTCAACTACCCCAATTCAAAAGAATCCATATGGATTCCCCAATCTAGCAAACTTGCCAGTTACAATTATCAAGGGCAAATTTCGTTACCCTGTAACTGAGCCAATGGTTCAACAGATGGCGCAGTTGTTGGGTTATAATGTTGATTATGTTCGTTTAGTTGACAGTATCTACAATGATAGTATTGATACTGAAAACAATGAATATGAAAATCAAATGAAGGAAACACCATTACTAGATAAAGAAGAAATGGGTTCAGCAGCAGGCGCAAAGGAAGCAAGTAAAGCATACGGCGATTCATATTTGTCAAGCATTAAAGATCAAACTAAAAATGATAAGGTTGACATTCCTTATGCAAGTCAGAAAACACCTGATGCATTTGATCCATTCAAGCCATACTTGGACAATGATCCACGTGGCAAAAATAGTCCAATGAGTAAGATTAGTCGCCCACCAAAGCCAAAGACTGGCGCAATGGTATAACGTTTAGAGGATACAAAGATGAATTTCAAAGACATGTTAGAA